TTGCTGGGTGACAACATTTCAATTCAAGGCCCCAACGCCGCTGTGATTTCCTCTGGTATTGTGTACTGGATGGGCGTGGACAAGTTCTACTCCTACGATGGCCGTGTGCAAACGCTTAACTGCGACCTGCGTCGCCACATATTTGGAGACTTTAATCAATCCCAAGCCGCGCAGGTGTTTGCTGGTACGAACGAAGGCTTTAACGAAGTTTGGTGGTTCTATTGCTCTGCCAACTCATTCACCATTGACCGTTACGTAATTTACAACTACCTAGAAAAAATCTGGTACTTTGGCACGATGGCACGGACAGCGTGGTTAGATTCTGGCTTGCTTGATTACCCCTTAGCGGCTACGTACAGCAACAACTTGGTGTTCCACGAGAATGGGCTAAACAACAATGAAACAGGAACAACTACCGCTATTGATGCCTACATTTCATCCTCAGAGTTTGACATTGGTGATGGACATAATTTTGGTTTTGTGTGGCGCGTCCTTCCTGATCTGACCTTTGAGAACGCTGAGAACTCACCCACGGGAGCCGTGCCTTCTGTGGACATGACGCTGTACGGCTTGGCTAATTCTGGGTCTGGGGTTACAAGTTCTGCCTCACAACCTGTGGCCAAGAGCAGTACGTACGTGATTACTGAGCAGTTTACCGGCATGATCTTCACGCGCATGCGCGGTCGCCAGATGATCTTTAAGATTAGCTCTAATCAGATCAACACAGTCTGGCAGTTGGGTGCGCCGCGTATAGATATTCGTCCTGACGGCAGGCGCTGATGACATCCAAGAACAGGATCATTACCCCCGCACCACCCAACTTACCACTGGGCACGGATCAGTACGAGCGCAGGTATCAGGATCAGTTTACGAACGTTTTACGTCTGTACTTTAACCAATTACAGAATGCGTTTGGTGAGTTGTTTGGCCCAGATGGTGGCAAGTACATTGCGTTCCCTCACATAGCGGCATCTGATGCGGCACTTCAATACGCAACGGCTGCAAACACCCCCACCATAATTCAGTGGACTTCGTTGGATGCTGGCACTGGGTTTACGCTAAATGCAAACAATACAGCTACGGCGCAGATTCCGGGCATCTACAAAATAACTTACAGCCTCCAGTTTGCAAATAACGACAACGCCGCGCATGACGCTATTGTTTGGTTACGTGTAGACGGCTCCACATCTGCTGCCGACGTGCCAAATTCAACAACTGTTTTTACTATTCAGGCGCGAAAAAGCGCAGGTATTCCAAGCTATGTTTGCGGCTACTCCGAAGTCGTATTTACTTTAAAAGCGGGGCATTCTGTTGGTTTGTGGTGGGGCACCGATCAAGCGGCTACGTCTGGTGGTGCAACGGGTATCTACATTGACTATCAAACCGCCCAAACAACCCCCATGCCGTACCCAGCAGTTCCGTCAGCAATCGGATCAATAACATTTGTCTCCGCGCTACCAACATGATAAACTTAATCAACCCCCATTTTGAGAGGCAACCATGAGCCTTGCTGTACTAGCCGACCACATGGCATCCAAGGGTCGCGGCCCTGACTCGATGCTTATCCACATGTCCCCACGTGAAGTGCAGGGGCTACAAGCTTTGGCCGAGAACCACGGCGGCTCCCTTACGATTAATCCTGAGACGGGTCTACCCGAAGCGGGCATCTTAGATAAGTTGCTTCCAGCAATTATTGGCTTTGCTTTAGCCCCAATGACTGCGGGCACGTCTTTGGCTTTCCTAGGCGCAACTCCTATGGCGTCGGCTTTGACTGTAGGCGGTCTTCAAGCCTTACGTACGGGCGATATTGGTAAGGGTATCCAAGCAGGTCTTGGCGCTTATGGTGGTGCTGGGTTGCAGGCAGGTTTGGCTACTGCTGGGGCGGGAGCTATTGGTAGTGAGGCTGCTAAAGCTGGGGCCGGACTTACTGGTGACATGGCGTTTAACTTAGCGGATGCTGGCGTAACGGATGCTGGTATTCAGAGTTTAGGAAATGTAGAAGCAGCTAATCAGGCGCTACAACAACAGGTGGCAGAACGTGTAGCCGCAGCCTCCCCAATGGATAAATTATCTGCTGGATTTGATGCGGCTAAGAATAACCCCTCAAGTCTGCTCACCAAAGATAACTTTAAATACGCAGCGGCAGCCGCTGCACCTATCCTCGCCGACCAAGCAGTTACGTCTAAATTGTGGTGGCCTGATGGGTCTAGCCGCTGGTGGTATAGCGGGTTACGGTGATGGTGACGATGTTCCCAGACAAAACGGCATGGCGCAAGGCGGCATGTATGATTTTGCCCAACGCAGTGAGCCCGTTGTGCGTATGGCGCGTGGCGGTATTGCTGGGTACGCTGGTAACGAGGGTAGTTTAGTTGGTGGCGATGCAGCTCTTGAAGCGTATCAACAAGGAAGATACAAAGATGCTAGCGACCTACTTGCTAAAGCGGGCATGAATGCACAAGATGTTGTAAGCAAATATGGTTTAAGTCAAGCAGATGCTGCAACTGTGGCAAAGAACTTAGGTTACGCAGGTGACATGAGCAACATTCAATATGCTGCTCCCCCAGCAACCCAAGCGCAAACCGCAGTAACAACCCCTACATACACTTATTACACCGAAGACCAAATGGGCAGTTTCTTATCAGACCCCGTTAACAAAGACATAGATCTTGGCAAAGCAATCAAAGACACAAATGCTGATCCTGCGGCTGTCAATCGTTATATTGCTAGTATGGCAAGTCCATTTGTTGGTTCTACATGGGACAAAGGTGGTTCAGGCACGATTGGTATTTATAACCAATTTGTTGAAAAAGGTATTAGCCCTGATGAGTACTACGCCGCAGCCTTGGCAAACGACCCTAAATATGGCGGTTGGACTAAGGACATGATTAACAGAGGGTACTCGTTGACTGGTGGCGCGTTGGATCTTTCTAAACAAATTGAAAGAGACAAAGTAGTTGCAGACCCCGTGTTTGGTTATGACAAGCAGTGGGTTAAGTTTATGGACGACAACGACTACGATGCCAATGACATGGCGCAAGCTCTTGGTTTGTCTATTAAAGACGTTACAGACCGCTACAACAGAGTTAAAGCCGCTGAAAAGAAAACAGAGACTAAGTACGTCAATATTGGCGGCACAAATACTGGCGGTGGCGGCACTAATACTCAAGTTGGTTACGGCACAGGTGGTTCGGGTTACACAGGCCGTCTTGAAGATGTATTGGGAACAGCATTGCCCCCCGGCGTAAGTGGTGCGGGTATTACAACTGTTAATCCTAACGGCACAATCACAACTCGTCCCAACATCCCCGGTATCCCCGAAGGTGGTTTTACGGGTATGACTGACTTGCGCAATGCGTATACAAAGGGCGGTGGCAGTTTGGGTTACATCCCTTACACACCAAAAACAATTGATGAGTTTAATGCCAAGTACAAAACCACAGGTGGTTCTAAAGCTGCTCTTGACTACTTGATGGGCAAAACCCCTTACTCACCTACCCCATATACGCCTACTGGCGAAATTCAAAAGCCATATTGGGAGTCTGTTGGTCGATTCCCAGAGAACCGAGCTGCTAAAAAGTACGTATACGTAGATGGAAAATATCAGCTTAACCCTGATTATGTAAAACCTTCTTACGTACTTGCTGGCGAAAAGGCTGCGGCTCTGTCTAACCAAGACAAAGAACCCGTTGATAACCCCGGTGCTGGTAAGAAATGGGTATGGAACTCTGTAGATAAGAAGTGGGAAGCCCAAGATATTGGTGGTAGCAGTAGTAATAACACCGAAGTAATTGCGGGTGGTGGTGGTGATGCCAACGGTGGTTTGATGGCCGGTGGCGGCTTAGCTGCTTTGACTATGGCTGGTGGTGGTCAGTTTGATCTTGGCGGTTACTCCGACGGCGGTAGATTGCTTCGTGGCCCCGGTGATGGTGTGTCTGACTCCATCCCTGCAACGATTGGTGGCAAGCGCCCTGCTCGTTTGGCCGACGGTGAATTTGTAGTCCCTGCACGCATCGTGTCTGAGTTGGGTAATGGCTCAACTGAAGCTGGTGCACGTAAACTCTACGCAATGATGGATCGTGTACAAAAAGCCCGCCGAGGCACTGTCGGCAAAGGCAAAGTGGCAAAGAATAGCCGCTCCGACAAATATCTTCCCGCATAAGGAATAGACATGGCTACAAGCTCGACCCCAACACAAATTACGCAAACAAACTACGGCTTTGCGCCGGAAGTTGCACCCTATGCAGAAAGCTTACTAGGTCAAGCGCAAGCGCTGACTGACGTTGAATACAACCCGTACATGCAGTATCAGGGTGAGCGTGTTGCACAGTTCTCCCCACTGCAGCAAATGTCGTATGAAAATGCGGCTTTAATGCAGACTCAACCCCAGTTGCAAGATGCAACTGCTATGGCGGGTTTGGCTGGCCTTGGTGCGATGAACACCAGCTTTACTTATAACCCACTAGACCCACAGTCTTTTACTGGCGGCACGCAAGGGTCGTACGATCAAGCTACTGGTAAATTTGTACCCGGTACAGGCACCTCTAGTCAGTACATGTCTCCCTATATGGGTGAAGTTGTTGCAAGACAACAAGCCGACGCTCAGCGTCAGGCTGACATTGCTCGTCAAACTCAAGGCGCTCAAGCTGCTCGTGCTGGTGCTTTTGGTGGTAGCGGTGACTATTTAATGCGTAGCCAGATGGCGGGTAATTTAGCCCGTCAAAAAGGCGATATTGCGGCTACTGGACTACAGAATGCTTATACGCAAGCACAGCAACAGTTCAACCAAGAGCAAGCTCAAAAGCAAGCGGCGGCTCAGTTGAACGCTCAACAAGGTCAGTTTGGTGCGGGTCTTGGCCTTCAAGGTTTACAGACTGGCCTTCAAGCTGCTCAGAACCTTGGTACTTTGGGTGGTATGCAGTACCAACAAAACATGGGTATCAATGCGTTGCAAAACCAATACGGCCTGCAACAACAAGCACAGATGCAAAAAGATATTGACACCAAGTACGGTGACTTTATGTCTGCGCAAAACTATCCATACAAGCAACTTAGCTTTATGTCGGACATTATTCGTGGTGTACCATTGAGTGCTACAGGTTCTACTGTGTACCAAGCCCCTCCTTCCACTGCACAAAATATTGCTTCGTTAGGTCTTGGCGCGGCGGGTGTCAGTAAACTATGGGGTGGCGCTAACGGTGGCGTGGCTATGTCTAACGGCGGCGGTCTCGGCGCACTTGCTCTGAACAACTTGGTCTAAGGAAAATATCATGGCAATTGATATGGCATCTGTCTATGCCGCACGGTATAGAAAACAACCCGACATGCTCCGTGCTGCGGTAATGGGCCAAAGTCCTGACCCCAAGTTAGACTCTTATACTGCATTGAACGCATTGCGTTTGGTTAAAGAAGCCGACATGATGGACATGGCGGGTCAAGCACAACAGCCAACTTCGTCCCCCTCTATCGTTGCGCAAAACTTAGCCCCTAATCCTATGATGCAAGGTCTAGGCGCAATGGTGCCCGGTGCAATGGGTGGTCAAGGTATGCCACAAGGCCAAGCTCCACAACAACGAGCTCCAATGCCACAGCCCACTATGCAAGCCGCTTCTGGCGGTTTGGCTGGTATGTACACCCCCGAAGAAGACTATGCTGAAGGCGGCATTATTGCGTTTAGCGGAGCCTCTGGTAATCAGCAAGTAGAAGACCCCACACAAAGAATTCTTGACGCAATTGCGGATGACAAGCGACGTGCGGATTACGGCACTGAACAAGAACCCGGATGGGGTGGCGCAGCGGACTCAACGGCAATAGGCAGAGCAGATGAAGCGCTTAATAAGTACATGAGCTTTGTACCTAAAGAAATGACTGCTGCGGAACAAGAAGCGTTCTTAGACAGATACATGGCGCGTGTAAAAAAAGCTGGAGGAGAAGACATATATGCTCCAGAAATTGCTCGCGGTGCGCAGGATGAAGCCGACAGAGCCAAAGCAAGACGAGTTGGTGAGGCCGGTGCGTATTTCACTGCCGCTGGAAAAATTCTTAAAGGTCGTAATCTAGCAGAAGGTGCTAGTGAGGCGTTGCCAGCATATGGCAGTGCAATAAATGAGGTTGAGAAACTTGACCAAGCCGCAAAAACTGCTAACGCAAGGGCGCAGTTTTTGCTTAAGGATGCTCAGCGTAAAGAACGTATGGGGGATGCTCGTGGCGCTCAAGCTGCTTTGGCAGAGGCTCGTAAATTCCAACAAGATGCAAATAGAGCCGAGGGTGATAAGCTTCGCTATGCTGCGGATATCTCAGCACGTACTATTGGCTATAACCGACAGGCTAATAAAGGCGCGGGTTCTGGCCCTAAATGGCAAGAGCAAGTGCTTCAAAGCAACATAGACTACTTAAAGACAACGCTGAAGCCAAAAGAAGGTGAGAGCCCTGAAGCGTTTGATGCGCGGGTACGCAAGCAGGCTAGTGACATAACAGCAGCTCAGTTAAAGACTTCGTTCTCTACAAGTGAGAATGCGCCTAACAAACAAGCTGCAACTTTGGCACCTGTACAAGAACGTATTGACGCCAAGGTTGCTGACGCTATGAAGAACTTCCCAATTATGAACAGAGCATATTCAGCGGCGGAGCGTAAAGGCGACAAGACCGAAATGAAACGGCTTTGGGATGCTGAAGAGAAAAAACAGCGCGAAATCTTCACAAGATCAGAAGCTGCCGCAGGCGGCGGGGGTAGCACAAAACCCCGAAATACTGGCACAATGCCAGCACCACCCGCTGGGTTCCTACCTGATAATGGCTAAGAAATATGGCAATTCAAACAGCTACCAATCCCCAGACGGGGGAGCGTGTCGCCTTGGTCGGCGGCGAATGGCAACCAATTGCCCGAACAGCTACAAATAAAGCTGGCGCTAAAGCGTACTTGGTAGGTAGCGAATGGCTAGTAGATGACACCCCGGTAGCTAAACCTGCGCCTGTGGCACAGAAACCTGCGCCATCTGCGTTGTCTAGTGAGTTTAACGTTGGTCTGCCAATGGGAACTGGTGCAGAAGAAACCAAACCTGCACCCATAGTAGCAAAAGAACCTGAGCCACCTAAACGCGCTCCATATAAAAATCGGTTGGAGATGCTTGACGATGCCGTCAACCTCCTTGAAGAAGGTGCTAACCAAGAGAAATTAAAACAATCTCTTCAAAGCATGGGCGTTAAGTTTGAAGACGTAATTAAGCACGGGCAGCAGCGAGGTAGTCCTTACTTCAAACAGCAAGCACCAATGGCTACACCTGCGCCACCCCGCGCTAGGGCCGAACCCGCTGGCGAAATTAAAGCTACGCCCGAAACTAAATTTACTGAGTCTCCTTACCAGTACACCACCGAAGCAACCGGCAATATGTTTAAGCGCGTAGACGCAAGCCTAGGGGACATAGCCACAAGTTATTTATTTCAGACAGGCGTAACCGACGCAGATGCTGCCGGACGTGTATTGGCACGCAACGCAAAACAAAGATCCGCCGCAGCCCCATCACAAGCTATCCGTGCGGGTATGGAAGAAATTGGTAACTCCGAAACATACGGTGAAGCTATTACTGCTCTGGCTTCTAACCCACGCGCAACATTTACGATGCTGGTGGAATCTTTGGCTGTATCTTTGCCCGGCATGGTTCCTTCCCTAGTGCTCGGCCCCGCTGGGGTTGTGGCGCGTTCAACTGCGGCTGGTCTTAGTTCTGGCGGTATTGAATACGGCTCGGTCATGGCTGATGTCTTGCAAGACAAAGGCGTCAACATGCTGGACGCAAACGCAATATCCAGAGCCTTGTCTAACCCCAAGATCATGGACGAGATCAAAGAAAAAGGTGCTAAGCGTGGTTTGATTATTGGTGCGTTTGATGCTCTGTCTATGGGCATGGCTGGTAGATTCTTGAAGCCCGCACAGGCTCTTATTGCCGAAGGCAAACTTGCTGGTACTGCGGCTAAAAAAGCTACGATGGCGGCGTGGGGTAAAGAGCTTGCCTTACAAATGGGTGGCGGTGCGGGTGGTGAACTTGCCGCACAAACAGCTACGGGCGAAAACAAACCCGCCGACGTGTTACTTGAAGCCATAGCAGAAGGCGTAACTGCCCCTATTGAAGCACGCTCTAACTTGCGTGACGCTCGGATGGCTGAGCAAGAAGCTACTATTAACGCCGAGCTTGCGGCTGAGAAAAAAGGTGAGCTACCTGCTGGAACTCCTGAACAAGTCCGTGCCGAGCGGATTGATGCGCTTACCAAAGTTTATATTCAACAAGGTATACCCGCAGAAAACGCTGGAAATATTGCCGCACGCAAAGTCGATGCAGAGTTAAAGGCCGAAGCTAAGACTGCTGCTATTAAGATACCTGCAGGTCGTGTTGAACAGATTACGCAAGAACTGATTGCGGTTGGAGTTCCACCACAACAGGCAAAGATTGACGCCCAAAACTTAGCCCGAGAGGAGGCACAAGCAGATGAGCTTGCGCAGACAGAAACAGGAGGAACAGCAAATGTTGCTGAACCTATCAGTACTCCAAGTGGAGAAAGCGTTAGCGTGGCTGGACAGCCCAGTGCAGAACCCCCCGCCGGAGGAACTGCTGGAGTTGACACAAGTGGAGTGGTTTCTACTGGACAGGATGCTACAGGAGCTACTGCTGGAGAAAGAACACAGCAGGCTGCATTAGCGGCGGAAGAAGAGCTAGATAAGAAAAGCGCAGCAGAAACACAAAGTCTTCCCTTTGAAGAATTACGCGCCAAAACAAAAGAAGGCGCTAGTGCCCCCGGTAAAATATACACAGTCACCTATGACGAAACCGATACAGACCTAGAAGGTAATAGATTATTTACAAGGGCAAGCGCGCAATATAAAGTAGTGCGTATGGATGGCGGCTGGACAGTTGTGTCTAGTGTAGAAGGTAACGACCCCGTTTTACTTCCGCCTTCTAGAGCGGCTGCAAACACTGATGAGCAATTGGTGGCGCAACGAAATAATAAATCGTCATTTGCAAGCAACACAATAGTTACCCCTGCAAAATCTACCCCACCAAAAACAGATACTACGTCTGAAGCCGCATACGCCGAGCGTATCAAAGACGACCCAACAGCCCCTGCATACAACGACACTGACGCTCGTATCAAACGTGTTGCTGACCGTTACGAACAAGCGGGTGATACAGATTTTGCTAACGCTATCCGCGATATACCTAACCAACGACGCCCCTCCTACGAAGAAACGGCAAAGTTAGAAAAAGCACAAGACCAAGAATTTGCGGATAAAGCTAGAGCAGAAACCTTTCAAACTAATAAAACAAAAGTTGAAGGTATTGCCCGAACTAATGCACGTGCTGCTTTTGACCAAGCAAATGATCCTGATTACGGTGGCGATATTAATTTGGCAGTTGATGACTACCGCCAAAATGTTGTAGATACGTTATTAGAGCAAGGGCTAAAAGATGACCCAGACTTTGAAGCTTTACGTGATGCAGCAGATCGTGCATTTGATGATGAAGTTAATAAACTAAAAGGAACTACTAGTGGCTCTCAAACCTCTGAAACCATCGAAACAACGCAAGAAGGACAAGAAGCACCACCAGCCGGAGCATTAAGCAAAGGTAAACGTGGTCGGCCACCTGTTCAGCAACGCCACGTAGTTACAGAAAACTCCGAAGGTGGGTTTGACCACGTTACAGATGGTGAAGTAACTGCAACGTACGCAAATAAAAAGCAAGCTATTGCGGCTGTTAATCTGGCAAGGTCTAAAGATAAAGGCGATGCTGCACTAATTGCTAAGAATCAAGAAAAACTAGATGCAGCACTTAAGTCTACGGGGCGAGGCCGACCACCTAAAGCTCCGTCAAAAGACGGTGTTGAAGAACTGAGCCGAGAAGACAAAGTAGAGCTTGACGCTTTGGAGTCGGCGCTTGAAACGTACAACTCACCCGTAGGAAAAGACAGTGTAGCTAATGCAGCAATGTATATTAGCGAAGTTGCAAATGATCCTACCGCGCCAAAGGTGGTACGTGAACGTGCCAAGCAGATGCTTGAGGAAGATATTGACCCCAAGGACATCCCTAAAAAGCTACGTTCTTCTGAAGCAAAAGTAGCTAAAGCCGACAAAGGATTCAGCGGGCTAACTAACGGCTCACAAGCGATTGCGCACATTATTAAGACTGGTAATTTGTTCCAGCGTTTTGTGGCTCAACGCATCCGTAACTTTGTAGTCAACGTTAAGTTTGTGGTTGTTGAGAAGGGCGATCCAGTACCGGCTCAGCTAAGCGGTGCGCGTGGTTTGTTTGTTTATACACCCGGATCTAAAGAACGTACCATATACGTGCGTGGTAGTAGCTTCGGAGACCAACAAGGTATAAACGTTATAACAGTGTTGCACGAATTGCTGCACGCAGCGACGGCTAGTCGTATTGACGCAGGTCTATTCAAAGGGTTTAAGAACGCTAGCTTGCAGAAGTTTATGCGTGAGATGGAAAGCCTGATGAAGCGTACGCAAGAAGCGTATGAAGAAGGCGTGCTGTTTGGCGAGCTATCTCCAGAAGTGCAAGAAATGATTGAAGGCACTACTGACCGCGACAGAACGGGCAAAGTATCTATTGGTGTGTTCTCCGACCCCCATGAGTTCTTAGCTTATGGCATGTCTAGCCCTCAGTTCCAGAAGTTCTTGATGAGCGTGCAGGGTAAGCGCGGCACAGGTTTCTCTGGATTTGTTGACAGTATCCGTGATCTGTTTGGTGTTAAACAAGGTGACGCTACTGCGTTTACCGATCTGGTCGACATTACCGACAAGATGCTTGGCACAAGGTTAACCCCAGTTGATACAAAAGGTGGCGCACTCCAACAGAAGGGTAAGTTCACTCCCCCTGAGTTTGACGAAGAAGCCGACCTCAAAGCAAAACGTACTGCGCTTCAGTTGGCTAGAGAAGTAAGGATCGCAAAAGAAAAAGTGCGTCTGTCTCGTGAAGGCGAAGAAGCTAAGAACGTTGGGTTCATGCAGAATTTGCGTGACCCTAAAGCAGTGCGCCAAATTTTAGCTAACGTAACTAGTGATCTAGGGTACGCCAAACTGCAGGCTACAGTACGCCTACCTACGTTTGACTTCTTGGCTAAGTGGGCCGCTGATGCTGGCATCCCTGCATTGAATCAAGCAAACACACAACTGCAACGTATGCTGGGTATGTCTCAGCAGTTCTTAGCTGGTGCCGAGCAAGTTATTGGTTCACTTAATCGTGGTTTTAAAGAAGACCCTAATCTTAGCCGCGAGAAGTTTTCAGACTTTGTGTACGCTACTACGTTGGCAGAGGTTGACCCTTCCGATCCAAATGCACGTGAAGTAGAGGTGGAGCGCAAAGAGAAAAAAACTAAAAAGGGTGCTAAGCCTGCACCAAAAACAACTACCCTTGCCGCCGACTACAAAGCGCTTGGCCCTGTCGGTCAGCGTATGTACAAGCAGTTGCGGGACTACTACGAGTCAATCATTGAGTTGTACTCTGACCTGTTAGATGAGCAGATCAATAGCATCCCGGGCATGGCTCCGGAAGAGAAGAAAACTCTGATGGCTGTCTTGCGTAAGACTTTTGAAGCCGATGCACGGATCAAGCCCTTCTTCCCATTGGTGCGCCGTGGCGACTACTGGCTGGCAATTGGCAAAGACGACCAACGTATATTCTATTTGTTTGAAACACGTGCAGAGCGTAATGCAAAGGCCAAAGAGTTGGCTGAAAAACGTGGAGAAGACTACGAAGATGTATTGTTCCGTCAAGAGTTTGTGCAGGGTAATGACTTAAAAACATTACGCGCCGCATCACAGAACTC